GCCATATTTATCTCCTAATTAGTTGCGGTACAATACCGAATGTTGAACGAATAGATTTCTGAGAAGAACTACCGCTACGGGCGATTTCACTAGCCGTCATTTCACCAATTACTACTTCTACTTTTCTGTTGCCTTTAGAGTCAACAGTTTCGCGTGTACTTGCTGTAGCATTAGTATTGTTGATAACCTGAACTGAAACATTCGAACCAGAACCAGATGCTTGTACACCTAGCTTGCCGCTAGAATCCCTTGTTAGAGGCATAATAGCTTCTGGACCAGCTTCACCCATAAGACCTGTACCTTTAGCGAATTTGAATAGTGTTGGACTATCTACGATTGAATTAGTAAAAGTTCCACCATTAGCAAATTTCTTTATGCCATTCATCCAAGCGCCACCATCTGCTTGCGATATGAACATGTTCTTAACTGCACCAAAGATACCAGAAGCACCACCGAAACCTTCATACATGCTTAAGCTAGCTCTTCTTAGTTCGAATCTAGTAATGTCCATGATCATTGTATTAATTAAATCTGAAAAGTTTAACTTTCCAGTTTTGGCAAAGTTGATAATTGCATCAGCCATACCTATAAATACATTTTCAAAGGCAGAACCATAAGCTTGAACCCGCTGTAGCTCTTTATCGTATTCAATGCTCTTATTTGCATTATTGATTTTGATAGCAGCACGAACAGCAGCATCAGCTTTCAATGCTTCACGATCTTCTGCACTTAGTCCGATTTGCTTATCTAAGTCACGCTTTTCTTTATCAAGCTCTAACTCGATCTGACGAATTTTTAGAAGCCTATTTCTTTCACGTTCAGTCTTGGAAAGAATACTAGTCTGATAGTCTAGAGCTTCACCTTCCATTATTGCAGCACGGGTTGCCTCATCGGAAGCAATACCTAAATTAATAGCAAGCTCAGTTGACTTTGTAATTCTATCAATATAGCTCTTAGTCAAATCAGCATTTTGCTTTCTTAACTGTTCTTGTGCTTTTACTTCCTCAAGAGTAGCACTGACGTTAGCTAATCTAGCCATTACTTCAGACATTTTCTCGTCGTTAAGTCTCAAGAATACAGGATCAGATGATAGTTCAATCATCTTTTTCTGTGCAGCATTTAACTCATAACCAGCAAAGGCAGCTTCAGTTTCCATCTTAGTAGCTTCTTTCATGATCTTATTGAAGACTTCAAGAGCTTTTATTTCTTCGATTGTTGCACTGGCTGTAGCTAATTTTGAGAAAGCTAAAATCTGATTATCTCTACTTAGCTTATTGAACTTAGGATCAGATAGTAAATCGATCATTTTCTTCTGAGCAGTATTTAGCTGATTGGTATTAGCCGTTGACTCAGATTGAATTTTATTGATTTCCTTCATTACACTAGCAAAATAATCAGCAGCTTCCTTTTGAGTTTTCATTCTATCTTCGAATGTTTTAGCACTATCGGAATTTGCTTTAGCTTGTGCAGCGGAAATTGACGAACCTTTTTCTTCAGCAGAATTGCGCTTTAAAATACTGGCGACTAAATCATCCTGAGCTTTTCTAGATGCTTCAGCATCTGATTTCATTTCTTCATGAATCTTTGCAGCACCAGCAAAATCTCCACGAATAACGGCAGCAATTTGACCAGCAATACCACCGATTTCTTTTCCAGTTTGCTTAATTACGTACCATACTTCTGAAGCAATAACAGCTACAGTTTCCCATACTGTTCTAAATGTAGCTACCACAGGTGCAGATTTTAATAAATCATAAACAGCCTGAGTTGCTTGACTGATTCCACTTTTAATATCGAGCCACAATCTTTGTAATGGATCAAGATTCTTTTTAGCTTCGGCTACTGCATTTTTCTGTGAAGCTAAATAAGCTTCTGTAGCAAGTTTTGCAGCTTCAGTTTTATTCCCAGCCTGTTCAAGAGCGTATACATTCTGAAGAGTTTTTTCAGTAACAAAACCTTGTTCCTTAGCGATCTTAACCAGTGCCTTTGTTGGGCTATCGCCAAGATCAACAAACTGTTTGGCTGTTGTATCGATCGATTGACCTAGATACTTCTGCATATCATCAGCCAACTTGATCATTTCTTCGCTTACACTAGCACCGGCTTTTGCAAATTCAGTTAAAATACCAATATACTTGAGGGTACTCCCACCAGTTTTACTAGTCAAAGTTTCAGCAAACTTTACAGCTTCGTCGCGTGTCATTCCAATACTAGCACCAGTTAGTGCAATAGCTTTGGATAGATCAGTATTTGCCTGAGTAACTTTTACATACTCGATAGCTAAAGCTGCTAAAGTAGTTAGTAATAGTAATACACCAGTTTTCCCTAAACCAGACATTGCTACTGTTAGTGTTTTTACAGCCTCAGAATAAGTTAGAGTACCAGTAATTAAACCAGTAGTTGCTGAGTACAATGCCTTCATTGGTCCAACAACCAAGTTTAAAATAGATTCTCCGGCGCCAATTACAGCACGTACTAATAGTTGACCAATAGCTAAACCAATATCTTTTACGCTAGTAATCATGGAACCCATTGCTTTTACTAGCATGTCTGCCATATCTTTACCAGCTACACCAGCTAGTGCAAATTGGTCACGTAACTGACCACCCTGCTGGAGTAAAACCATCATTGGTGATTGACCAGTAGCTAGACCAACGAAAATATCGGTAATCTGTGGACCTAGTGCGCGAGATAGATAGTCTACCTGTCTTTGACCACCAGCTTTTTGTACTGACAATAAGCTTTGCTTATATGCTTCTAGTTTTTCAACCTGATCGGAAGCTGACATACCAGAAAGCTTCAAAGCTTTTTCGAAACGGATAAGTGCATTATTAGTTGCACTAGTAATATTTCCATTTTCCTGAGTTAAGCGATTAACTCTATCCATTTCCCGAATAATATAGTCATTGGCTTTAGCTGCATCATTGGCTGCTTTTTGCCTATCCTTCATATTCTGAGTGATAGCATTCTCAGCACTAGCATTTCTAATGTAAGCCATATTAAGCTCCATTAGACCATTCTTGATGTCGGTTAGGCTAGCACCTTCAATCTTATACTTTTCAATAAGACGAAGTTTTTCCCTAGCTAAATCTTCCATCTGAGATTTAGATAGACCAAGTTCTGCGTTATATAGACGCTGTACTTCCTTGGTTACGATATATTCGTTTTTAAGGGCTTGCATGGCCCCAATGCTCTTGTCGAAGGGATCAGTACCCATCAACTTACGCTGAGTCTGTAGAACCGTTCCTAGCGTCTGCAATTCATCAGTCAAAGCACCAGCGGCCTTAGCGTAAGCTAGCTGTGAGGCTTGACCCTTGGAATAACCTTCAGCCATGAACTCAAGAATCATCTGTTGACGCTCAAGAACTGAAGTTTGCTTCCTTGTGCTTTCAGTAGACTTTGTACTTGTCTGTGCTGAAGCCTGTTGTTCTTTATTAAGCTCTTTGGAAGCAGTAGTAACTTCCTGAAGAGGTTTATTTAGTTTATTGACAGCACCAGATAACTTTTCAATTTCTGTAGCTGCATTTTTTAACTCGGACGTATCTACTACGAATTTTAACTGAGCTAAGTCCATATCTTTCTCCTGTGTATGGAAAATCTTATCTTTATAAACTAAAGATAATTTACAAAGATAAAAGCCCCAAGAGGGGCTAGTTTATGTTTTAGTATCTTTCTTAATCCGCTTGGCATAAGTATCCAAAGCAATCTTATCAAATATTCTGAGTAAGTCAAGTTCCCATTCATCTGGAAACATACTCATCAGTTGAAAATAATGATATATATCTGTATAACTTAATGGATTAGGTGAAAAGCCTCCACCAGACCTTGCGGAATTCAAATCCATAAACCACTTCCAAACATGCTCACAACTACTAGGTATCTCTAGTAATTCTTCAAGCTCTTTTGGCTTTTTACCAGTCTGTCGCCAAACATTATTTAACTGATCCCTGAGAGTATTTCCATCTTTGAAACTCTCAGAGAATTTAAATTCTTGTTTGGCAAACTCAATGGCAGTGTTTATGTCTTCAGCATCGAAAGTTGAGCAATTGACCGGATTCCTCCATTACTTGCTCACGAATCCAAGAATGTTCACGAAAAATACGTTCTGCATTTTCTTTCGTGAATGGAACATCTTTACCATTTTCTGTAATTCCACGCCAATCAATGACTCGTACTAATGCCGTTTCGATAGCTAAATCTTCCGCTTCTTCCAAAGTCATTTCTTGACTCTCTTTGCCTCTGCGTTTTGCTTGTTGTTCTTTTAACTGGAATTCACGAAACTTTTGCCTTGAGTAGTTTTTTACTACTTTTGACATTTCTCCGCGTACAGTAATAAAAGCACCAGTGGGATCACCGCTCCCTGGTAATTTAATCTCAAATTCATAACCAGCATCAGCCGCATCGGCTAGGTTTGTTTTTGCTAAATCTAGTGACATAATATCCTTTCATTAATTAATGAACATTCATTATAGCATAGATAACATAGAAAATCAAGAGTTGTAAATAACAAAAAACCCGAAGGGGTTAACCTTCGGGCTTATGTTATCAAGCAGCGGAGTCTTGAATTTGGATTGTAGTAGCTGGTAGACCAGCAGTTGTTGTACTGTTTAGTAGAGCCTGGAAGCTTGTGGAAGCTACTGTACCAAGTTCACCATCGTCTTTTGTAAAGCTACCTAGTTTTACTTTAGGTAGAGTGAAGGTAACAAAATTTGAATTATCAGTAGTATCTGAGCTTAGAGCTAGTACGATTGAAACAGGTGTTTCTGTATCAAAGTAACCACGGAAAGCAGCATCTTGGAAATATACGCTTAGATTACCTGTTACACGTACCCGACCAGAGAAGATTTCAGAAACAGAGTTTGAACCTACTGAAATAGCATTCTCAGTTGCACGCTCTACTGTGAAATCAGCAGAAGTAATTAGAGCAACAGGAGCACCAGCAACTAGCATCACACCGCTAACAGCAGCAAAAATACCGTTTGTATTTTGAGCAGTTGGTGAACTAAAGTACTGAGTAGTACCTGTCTGAGTCATATCCTTACCAGCAAAACCGAAATCTACAGTAGCTAGTCCGGTAGCAGGTAGTTGAACAGCCATACTGTTTACCTTCATACCTGTATATACTTCAGACTGAGCAATATCAGAATACCACTCTTCTACTGTAAATGAATCGTCTGTATGACCACTAGCAGGTACAAAAGTTACTTTACCAGTTGCAGTTACAGCGACAGAAGCAATTGGACCTTCTGCAACTAAATCAGATTCATTGATAGGAGTTACAGTTAGAACTGTAGCGCTCATTGCTGCAATTAGAAGATTCTTGCCTGCATTAGCTGCATTTAGACCAGCACCAGTCATTCTAATAGCCATACCTACAGCAAAACCATCTGTCAACCATGAACCAGTAGCGCGAGTGATTGTATATAGAGAACCAGAAGCAGCAACAGTTACTGATACGCCAGTAGCACTAGGAGCAGCCGTAAAGTCACGAGCAACAATAGCTGCCATGAAATCAGCATATGTAGCGGGAGATAGTTCACCATTTAGACTACCTTCAGCAGAACGTACACCATGACGGAAATCAGCAATTTGACGATCAGTACGAATTTCACTTGATTCGTAAGCTTCTTTAACTAGATTGAAACTAGCAGTAACCCGACGAAGTAGCTTGCCAGCACTAGTACCAGCTAGTACACCCCATGAGCTTTCTTTTTTGTAACCAACTTGTTTGGATACACCTTTAGCGATTGGCATATTATTTTCCTTAATTTAAATTTTTAACATTTGCAAATGTACTGAGTCAGGTTCAGCATCCCATACTTATTAGTTAGAATATACTTCTGCAACTAATTCTATGATAACAGGACATACTGATCTATCAGCGACTATTGATGCACCTGCTATTTGAGGTGTTCTAAGAACATGAATTCTTACGTTACCTTCTGTTAAAACTAATCCCTTTTTAAACTTATTTCTTATTAGTTCAGCACGGGATATAATTTCAGAGGTTCCCTTATTAATTTCACCAACTACAAATACTTGCATGGTTACTCGTTCTCTATGAAAACCTGTACCCAATACAGGATCATCTGGAGATTGAATTATAAATTGAACTCTCTGATAAATAGTACTTGGAGGGTTAAAAGTAACCCCTTCCCAACCAGTTGGAACAGAAGGTGTTAATGTATTAAGATGCCTTTCGGCAGATCGTTTTATTTCTAGAATTGACATTAGCTACCCTCATAATATTTCTTCAAATCAAGACTATAGATATTCATTACTGCATCTAGAGTTGGTTTCATAATACCGTTTGGTGCTTGTGAGGAATAGCCATTTTCTAGTGATCCAAACTTTGGTAATGTCCAACCTTCAGTTGCTACATATCTAACACTATTCATTACGTAAACAACATCGCCAAGCTTATAACCCTTACTTGCAACATCTGCATTACTCTTAATATTATAAGCATTAGAATCGGTTGCTCTTTCTGGAAAGATTATTCTAGTTGGACCGTTAAAAGATATTGTCCAACCACCTTTAGCTGAACCGGGTTCTGCTGGTAATACTCTCAAACGAGAAGGTAAATTATACATCCAGTCAGTACCTTCATTTAATTGACCGATTGGTGTATTATCGATTGCTTCTACGGTTAAATTATAAGTAAATATTTCAACCATACCTTCTAGTTTTCTAGTAGCTTCTTCTTTAAATTTTTTAAGGTCAGCTTCAAGTTTAGAGGTATCGCAACTAATCATTATTAACCTTTTACTGCAAGCATTTTATATAATACTACTTTACCGATAGCTTGATGTTTAGTGATTGAATCAATTACGTATGTTCCAGTTGAATCGATAATTTTATCTCTAACGGCAGGTGTAAACTGTAAATCGTAATTTGTCAAATAAAATATAGCAGCATCTTGACCAATAAGATTCGGATAATTATATTGATTAGCCTTGATGTGTTTTTTATACATTTTCACAGTATAGGTCGTATTGGTATTACTTACTGATCCAGTTTCAATATTATATGATCCTTCAGTAACAACAACATAGGACATGTTTTCACCATGCCTATCTATTTGGTATTTAGTAGAGGCAAGAAATGCACTGTGCATAATTTACCTCTTAAACACTAAATGGACCTTTAAATACTTCAATATCATCTACAGGTGATACTATAATATTATTGTCAGGATTAGCGTTATTAGTTTCCATATCTGATTTGCTAATGCCACCAGCATATGGAGTAACTTTATCATACAAACGATTTAGATCAGGATTGCTGATATACATCTTTAAAGCTTGCATGTAATTTTTTGCAGCTTGCGAACCTCTGATACTAAATATATCTACAGATTCATCAGTACGCATGCTTAGTTTTAGCAATAGGGATTTAGCTACATCCATTGCTGTACGCTGTAGATTGCAATCGTTCTTATACAAGAAGTATCTAATCTCAGCATCTGACATCAT